AATAGAAAAATTGACAGTTAATATAAATCCAGATGCATCAAATTTAGCCGAAAACGATCATGCGATACAAATAGATTTAACCTTAAAACTTAGAGAAACAACAATATATTTACCAATAAGACTATTTATATCTACAATAGGTAGAATTGAAATTGCGGCAATAGAACCGCGATGAAAATATAGGTGATAAAAATGGCTTTAATCCAAAAAGATATTCGTTATTCAAATAGAGATTTCAATTCATTAAAAAAATCTTTGATTGATTTTTCTAAAAACTATTTTCCAGATACATACCAAGATTTCAATGAAACATCACCTGGAATGTTATTTTTGGAAATGGCAGCTTATGTTGGGGATGTTTTGTCATTTTATACAGATGTTACATTACAAGAATCAATGATTCTGTTTGCCAATGAACGTCAAAATATACTCAACATTGCACATTCTCTCGGTTATTCACCAAAAAATAGAGTTGCAGCAAATACAGTATTGGATGTTTTTCAAGTTCTACCTGCAAAAAAAGTAGGTACTGAAATAGTTCCAGATTATGATTATGCAATGGCAATAGAACCTGGAATGCGTGTTTCACCAACAACTGATGGAACAATTACATTTAGAACAATAGATTATATTGATTTTAAGTCAAGTAGTAGTTTTGATCCAACAGAAGTAACACCGTATGAAATAGATAATACAACGGGAGAAGTTACATTTTGGCTTTTAAGAAAGCAAGCAAAAGCCATTTCCGGAACAATTAGATCTACCACATTTAGTGCAGGGGATCCAAAACCATACGATAAATTTACAATAGAAGAAACTGATATAATAGAAATTCTTTATGCAATAGATACAGAAGGAAACAAATGGGAACACGTTCCAAATTTGGCACAAGATACTCTATTTGAACCAGTGTTAAACATACCAAGAAATGACAAACAATTAAGTAAATATAGATCAGAAACACCATACTTACTTAAATTGAGAAAAGTTCCTAGAAGATTTACTTCAAGACAGATGGCAAATGGAAATGTAGAAATACAGTTTGGTGCCGGAATAAGTGATGTAGATGATGAACTGTTAATTCCAAATCCAGATTTGGTCGGAGGTTCTTTGCCTATGACAAATCCAAATCTATCAATAAACATAGATCCTTCAAACTTTTTGTATACAAAAACATATGGTCTTGCACCAAACAATACAACATTAACATTTTTCTATACAATCGGTGGTGGAACGGAAGATAATGTTCCAAGTGAAGTATTGAACAATGTTCTGAATAGAATAGTAGTTTTAGATCCAACCGGATTAGATCCTGTATTATATGGTCAAATTGTATCCAGTTTAGCTGTAACAAATCCAAGACCTGCAACAGGTGGTAAATTTCAAGAAGATATACAAGAAATTAGACAAAATGCCGTTGCTTCTTTTGCTGCACAAAATCGTGCAGTTACAAAAGAAGATTACATAATCCGTGCATATAGTTTACCGTCAAAGTATGGTTCCATTGCAAAGGCATATATTACAAAAGATACTCAATTAACGAAGGATTCTATATTCAATAGTGATAGAGTTCAAAATGATTTGGCTCTAAATTTTTATGTTCTTGGTTATGATGTAAATGGTAAACTTACAACAGTAAACAATGCTACAAAAGAAAATCTAAAAAATTATTTGAATTGGTATAGAATACTAACAGACGCAATTAACATTCGTGATGCTTATATTATCAATATAGGTGTAAATTTTGACATAATAACTTTACCTGATCAAAATTCAAATCAAGTAGTTCTTCGTTGTATTGACCGGTTAAAACAATACTTTGATGTAAACAAATGGCAAATAAATCAACCTATTGTGATAAGCAACATATACACAGAATTAGATAGAGTTCCTGGTGTTCAAACCGTAGTAAATGTAAAAATTAGAAATTTATTTGATACGAACTTGGGTTACTCTCCTCATGCTTACAACATAGAACAAGCAACAAAAGATGGTGTTTTGTTTCCATCATTAGATCCATCTATTTTTGAAATAAAATATCCAAACAATGATATTGTTGGTAGAGCGAGGTCATTCGGATGATATATTCTATTTTTGCACAGCGAGATGCTACAATTTATGAAAGACAATATACCATGAATACTGGTATAGATCCTTTGTTGGAATTGTCCCATGAAACACCTGGTTCAGGTTCTTCTATTTACAACAGTAGAATACTTGTAAAGTTTGATATGTCAGATGTTGAAAATAGAATTAACTCTGGTAAAATATCTGAAAATGCAAAATACTATTTGTCTCTTATCACTGCAGATATTAGAGAAATACCACAAGAATACATAATATATGCATATCCATTGAGTTCATCTTGGACTAATGGAACTGGTAAATTTGTAAATTTACCATATACAACAGATGGGGTTTCTTGGCGTTATAGAACATCAAAAACAGTTGGAACAGAGTGGGATATACCTCCAAGCATTTCACAATATGAATGGGACGGTATTTCTGAAAGTTGGATAGATGCAAACATACTTTTTGGTGTAAATTTAACTGCTAATGTTACATCTTCATACTTTACACACGAAGGTGGCGGAACATGGTGGGATTATGATGATTTAGAATGCACACAATCGTTTTCATTTCAATCAACAGATATTTATATGGATGTTACCAACATTGCCAGAAGATGGGTAACTGGATCTGGTAGATTTGAAAATGATGGTATGTTATTAAAGTTTAGTAACGAAATTGAAAGTTCTCCCAATAATTTATTGAATAGTCTTAAATTTTTTGGAACTGATAGTAATACAATATATGTTCCACGTTTGAATGTAGTTTGGGATGATTCTGAATTTATTACAGGAAGTTTACAACCTGTTGCTGAAGATAACATGAATCTTAATGTCAAACTAAAAAAGTTTTATGCAGAAAAAGAAAGGGCAAAAATTAGAATATATGCAAATTCACGTTATCCACAAAAAAATTATACAACAACTGCATATCAAACTGTAAATTATTATTTACCATCATCATCTTATTATGAGATTCGTGATGCTCATAGTGATGAAATAATTTTACCGTTTGATTACACTGGTTCAAAAATTAGTTGTGATGGAACAAGTAGTTATTTTAATCTTTGGATGGATTCTTTTCAACCAGAAAGATTTTATAGAGTTGTAATTAAAGTAGAACGTGAAGATGGGGATAATGTTCAAATTTTTGACAATAATCATTACTTCAAGGTTGTGCGATGAGTAATTTACAAAGAGATTCTGCAACAAACAGAATAATAAGTTATATCGATGAACGATCTGTTCAAAACAAAGGAAATATAGAAATACCGGTAGTTGATCAAAGATTTTTAGCTGAAAGTTTTGATTTTGTTATTAAATCAAATTTTACTTCTTTACCTGACGCTGTAAATGCTGAACAAAATTTGTTTAATCAATTAAAAAACATAGAAAATGGAATTTTTGCTGGAGTTCCATTGGGTAATCTTTCTGCTACTGATATTCAAAATGTTCAAGATATTGCTAAAAATGAATTACTTCAAAATTTACAAAACATTGTAGAAAGCAATCCTAACAGTATTGCTAATTTAGAAAGAAGAATTGCTGAATTGGAATCAATAGTAGATAGTCAAAGAGAACAATTAGTAGATTGGCAAAATGCATCAGAAAGATGGCAAGAAACTGTTAGTCTTTGGGCACGTGAAAATGAAAACCAATCTGTTCGTGCTGATGCATTTGAAAGATTGAGTAACCAACTTTCTGCACAAAATGAACAAATCATTACAGAACTCAAAACTGAAATGGATTTACAAAACATAATTGCATCTGGATCAATATCTTCTATTGCACAAAGAGCTGATAAGATGATGAATACATTATTGACAGAAGTTGATACTATACGAACAGTCGGTGGTATGTTTACAGATCCAGCAACAGGATATGTAGGAAAATTATCGGAAAAAATCAATGTTGATTTTTTGAATGAATCACCACCGGAAGAAAATAATGGCGACGAAGGTGGTTAATAAATAAGGTGATTTAATTTTATGCCAAGTTTTTTATACAAAAATTTACTTGATATAGTAAGAACAAATCGTCCTATTAGAGGCGATAGGTATGACTATTCAAATTTTGCTAATAGCATTATTGTTCCAAAATTTTCTACATTAAATAATCCAGAAGATCCTTCTTCACCGGGAACAAATGTAGAACTTCACATATTTTTGCCTAATTTCTCTTATGTAGATACATTACATAATGCAAATTATGAAATAGATCCTCGTATAACAGAATCCGGTGATCCATTACGATATGTGGTATTACCTATACACAATCATATAAAACAATTAAATTTAGTTCCAGGACCATATAAGTTTGTTTACAACTTTTTTAGAGATTTAATTGGCTCTGCTCAAAGTGAAAATAGATTATTTGTTTCTGATATATCACAAGATAGACGAGAATTAAGATTAACTTTAACAAATCCAAATGATATAGAATCTTTGGAAAATTTAAGTAGTTTTGTTCTTGAATATATGAGGGGATCAAAATATAAATTACCAATAGTTCTAAATTTTGGTGAGAATAATTTAGTTGATGTAATAAATGTTACATCCGATGGAAACCCTACATATTTTTATGTTCGTATTGCAGAACCTTTAGATACTGATGTTGATTTGTATTATCAATGTTGGCTTTCAAGTCAAATAATGAAGCCGTATATTGATTCAGTTCAAGTGGAAAAAGAGTTTGAAGCATTATCACCAAAATTTATTAAAGGTCCAAATTACGAAGTTGAATATGAAAATTTTGTTTCTGCAACAACAGAATATAAAAATTGGAATGATATTTTATCAAGTAATTTACAAACATCACAACAAATACTTGATAAATACTTAACATCTTCTGGATCAAAAGTAGAATTAAATTACGATTTTACAGATTTTTCAAATTTTGTATTCTATTCCTCGGCAGAAGAAAGAGTTGAAAATTTTTACTATAAAATTCGTTTAATTCAACATTACAATAATCAACTTGCTGATTTAGAATCATATACTGGTTCATTAGATTTGAACAAAACAAAAGTAAAAATGTTAAGAGAATCTGTTGTTTCTGGATTTGATGAATTTGAAAAGTGGTTATATTACGAAACAACTGCAAGTTTAAGATATACAAGCGAACTTACTGCATCAATACAACCATTTCCAAAATATGAAGTAACTGGAAGCACTTATCATATATTAACAAGACAGGGCAAATTTAATTTATATTCATCTTCAAGTATTCAAGTTGAAGAATGGTATAACAATGTTTTAGATGTAGCAACTGATTTTGATATGATAAATGATTCTGCATTGGTTAAATCACTACCAGAACATATATTTGATAATCCAGATAATGACCAAATACTTACATTTGTAAACATGATTGGTCAGCACTTTGACATTTTATATTTTTATACTGACCACATATTAAAAAAGAATTTAAGAGAAGAACACCCGAAAGACGGATTATCACAAGACCTTATTTACGAAGCAACTAGAAATTTAGGTTGGACACTTTCAAGTGGAACACGGACAAAAGATTTATGGGAATACGCATTGGGTGTTAGTGGAAGTGGTGAACCACTATGGGCAGGAAGAAATACAGTAGGCAAAGAACATTCAAAAAGTGAAGAAGAAAGAACAAAGGAAGTTTGGCGTAGGGTATTGAATAATTTGCCTTACATTTACAAATCAAAGGGAACTGCTAGAGGTGTTAAGGCACTATTATCTGCTTATGGTATTCCACAGACACTATTAACTATTAGAGAATTTGGTGGACCAGATAATGCAGACTTGGGTGTTGTTCCTAGATCAGAATGGGAAAAACACACATATTATTTGAATTTGGTTGGTAGTTTACAACAACCACCTACATCTAGTTATGTCAGATTGCCTTGGGAAAGGATTAACAATGAAAATAATCAATGGCAATATCCAGATACATTAACTTTTAGATGGAAAATGAATCCATCACAGTTGTATCGTTATGAAAATAACGAATTACAAACCGTTTTGCAAAAAGAAACTAGTGGTAGTAGATTAGATTGGTATGTTACTGTTCATAGAACTGGATCTGCAGAAAAGGGTGATTTGACTTTTTATTTGGGTGATGGGACAAATTACAAATCTGCATCTATAAAAGACGAATATCTATATGACGATGTTCCATTAAACATAATGATTCGTAGAAATGAATCAACTGATATACTTTCTTCTGATAACAGATATGATTTTATATTAAAAACTTCAAAATATGGAAAGATAGTAGTTGAGAGAAGTGCAAGTATTTCAATAACAGGTTCAAGTGAATCTAATTACAATCGTAGTTGGTCATCTGATGGGTATTTATACATAGGTTCTGGATCAAATCCACAAACTAACAAAATGTTATCTGGATCTATTTTTGAATTGAGATATTGGGCAAAACCTTTAATTGAATCTTCTTTCAATAATCATGTAATGGGTGCCCGTGCATATAATGGTAATACTGCAACATCATCATTTTATGATTTACAGGCACAATGGAAATTCTGGCAACCTTTTAATGCTGAATCAACTTCTAGCATAAAAAGTATGCATCCCGATCAAACAAAATCTAATTTTTTCACTTCACCAAAGAATGCTTACTTTAATGGATTCAGTAGAGATTTATTTGAATCAACTGTTGAAGTTTACAATATGGAAGTTGCAACTGTTGCAAATAATACACCATTCTCAGAAAAAATTAGAATAGACTCTGCATCACTTCAAGGTTCTTTAACAAAAGATAGATCATCAACTGTAACTGCATTTGATAATTTTTCAATAGATTCAAATAAGTTAATGGTTGCATTTTCACCACAACACATAATAAATGAAGACATATATGAATCAATAGGTAATGCTGTAATAGATGATTATTTCGGTGAATATGAAAATACTAAACGAGACGAATATCCAAGATTAAAACAATTTGCAAGAGAGTATTGGAAAAAATATACAACTAGAAATGATTTTAGTTCGTATTTGAGATTGGTTTCTATATTTGATTTTAGTTTGTTTGATCAAATACGCCAAACACTTCCTGTTCGTGCAAACGAAATACTTGGGTTGGTTATAGAACCAAATATACTTGAAAGATCAAAAGTAAAAACATCAAAAGATTTTGGTGGTTTAGGTCCGGATAGATACGTCAGAGATACATCTGAAATATCTGCGTCAGCTGTTATCATCGGTGATGTAAGTAATTCAAAATCAACAACTGTTTTTGTTGGTTTCGATGAAGATATACCAAGTGAATTTACAAACATTTCTGGTGAATTTGATATAGAGGAAACATTTGAGGCGGAAACACAAAACCTAGAAGATGATGTTGATGTTAATGCGAATTTAATACTTGATGCATCATTTACAACAGGAAGTATTTCATCAAGACAAAGAGAAATAATTGCAGAATCTTATGATCAAAGAGGAACCATAAACAAAGAACCTGCTAGATTTATAGATAATACTATAAACAATGTTACTGGACTTATTAAAGTTATAGGAAAAAATTCTTTGATTGGTAAGAATAATACGATACTTGATGTGTTTGGTAGTTTGGATTTAGGATTTTCAAATACATTTGATCGAACAAATGTAATACATGGAAGCACAACAGGATTGGGAACTGGATGGTATACTGTAAATAATTCCTTTAATAAAAGAACTTCTTTATTTCAAATGATTAGTTCATCCCGCGATGAAAATTTTTACAAAACATTTAAGTTTTACTATACATCATCTTTGAATCCAGAAGGAACAAATTGGAGTTCTTTTGAGTATTTACCGGCAGGACAAATGAATCAAGGTAACTATACAACTTCTGTTCGTAATGCACGATTTGATGGATGTAAATTACCAGACAACGATGTTACAAACAAAATATCTTTTCCAATGTATACGCCAAACTATACATATTTGGATGCAAATGAAGATCCAAGTGCTTTAATTATTTTGGTTTTGCCTTTTGAAGTTTTACCAGAATGGTTACAAAGAATACGATCACAAAGAAGATAATCTAAAATAATTTGATATTTTTGAATAATTGTTATATTTATAGAAGTATACGAATAATTTTCTAACAAGGAGTTTTACAATGGGTTACTTAAACAACAATGTAGTTACAGTAGACGCAATCCTCACAAAAAAAGGTAGAGAACTTTTAGCAAAGGGAGCATCATCTTTTAACATTACACAATTTGCTCTTGCTGATGATGAGATTGATTATGATTTATGGAATCAAAGTCATCCTTTGGGTGATGATAAAATGGGTATAGTTATTGAGAATTTGCCTATCACAGAAGCTGTTCCTGATGAAACACAATCGATGAAATACAAATTGATTACATTGAGTGAAGGAACCAAATCAATACCTTACATTGAAGCTACACCAAGTTCATTAACATTGACTTATAGTGGTGGTGCATTAGATTTGACACCTGATGATATAGAAACTAACCCAAATCTTAAATTCTTGGTTAAACAATGGAATGAAACAGGCGGCGGCGGATCAGCGCTTAAAACTGGTGCAGGTGGGTATACATTTACAATTTTAGATACAACATACTTCACAGTATTGGCTGTAAATGAAGGCGTACAACAACTTCCTATGTCAGGCAAATCAGTCACATGGAATACTACTGCTGATAATGTTCCAGTATTGGATTTTGTAATTGGTATAAATGGTGATTGGCAACGTGAAACTCTTGATGGAAAATCCACAAAAATGATTGTTACAAATACAAGATATGGTTCAAGAATTGTAGTTCCTATTTCATTTAGTAATGTTTAATTTATAGTATAAAATTATTTAAGTTATAGAGGTTTAATTATGGCCGTAGAAGAACCAAAATTTGCACAGATTTACAAGTTTTTCCCTCCAAATCAGGCAAAACCAACAACTACTGGAACTGCAAGAGGATTGTGGAATACTGGAACAGCAGAACTACTTACATTTTTTACAAGTTCTACTCAAACAGATACTTCCAAAAATTATTATTATGAAATTTGGGGATCAGCTTCACTATCATGTGACGAAGAAAGAATGTTTTCTGTTGCATATGGACATATTAGTGGTTCTGGATCTTTGAACGAAGGTGGTGAGGCAGATGATACACCGTCTCGTGCAATTTATTCGCAATACAAATTGACTTGTCTTGATGGAAATGAAGGTGGGTTTTATCTTTCTGGATCTGAAGAACCTCTAGAAGATTTTTATGTGATAAATATAAACAGAGATAAATTTGGTGATAAACTCGATCCTGGTAATTTTGAAATAAGTTTTGCTGAATTAAGTGGAAGTGGAAAGGCAAACAACGTTCATACTGGAAGTAATGTTTTAGTTTCTGGATCAACACCGAGAATTATTACTCTAATAGATGATTCAGGTGATGGTTTGGACCAACTTGAAAGTCTTTCTCAAACTTCTTATGAAAGAAACCTTGTTAGTGGAAGTTTGCAGAATGGAATTTATTCAAATTCTAGTAGACATTATTATGGAAAAGTTTATCCAAGTCAGGGTATCATTTTAATTTCCGCAAAGGCATTAAATCATTCGGCATCATTCAATACAGTTACAGGTAGTAATACAAATGGTGATAACTCATATAAAGTGTTTACATCTATATCTGGTGCTGCTTCAATTTATGATGAAGGATTTACCGCTCGTGCAATATCTGTAAAACATTGTTCTTATTATTATTGTAGAGTCACAAACAGTGATTTTAACTATACAAGTAATCCAACATATGTTTATCAAGCTGGAAATGATAAAGGTTTAATAAAAAATAACAGATTCCATGATAATCCAGTAGTATACATAACTTCTATTGGTTTGTATGGACCAGATATAAATGGAAATATGAGTTTGCTTGCGATTGCTAAAATGAGTAAACCAATTAAGAAAACTTATACAAATGAATTATCCGTTACTATAAAATTGGAGTATTGATTGTTATGGCTGTTACACCTTTTGTATTAAAACGTTTTTCTAATGATGCTGTTGGTAGAAATCGTAGAGAATTGATTACTGCTCCATTGTGGACAGGAAACAACACAGACCTGTATACTGTATTTACATCATCTGATCAGTCCGATGCAACAAAAAGATACTTTTATGAGGTATACAACAGCCAATCCAATTTTCCAAATGCTGAAGTTCAATTTAGTGTTGCATTTGGTCATGCAAGGGGTAGTGGTTCATCTACTGGATCATATGGTGCTCAAGATTATGATTATCCAACACAGGCAATATATTCACAATATAAACAAATGTTGCTTCCACCTGGAATAAATCAATTTACATTTACAAATGGAACCGTTTCTGAAATATCAGAATACATATATGTTCTTAATGTAAATAGATCTAGATATAAAGATAGAATGGACACTAATACATGGGAACTTTCACTATCTCAATTAAAACCAGATGGAACAGTTGATAATACAAAAGATGTAATTACATTGATTGATGATTCCGGCACAACAACAACTGAACTATCGGTTCAAGGTGGCAGAATATACAATGTTGTTAGTGGATCACTTACAACAGGAAAAGTAACATCAGATTCTACTCCTTGGGGTTTATATTATCCTGACCATGGCATGATTATCTTAAATGGTAAGGCAGCCGATGCATCTGCATCATTCATTACATCTGCAAGTAGAGTTCCACTTCCAAGTGAAAATTACACAGGAAGTTTATTCGGTGACAACAATGCCATCAGATTGTTCACTTCTATAAGTGGTGCGATGTCAATAAATAGTGCATCTTTTTCTTTCAAGGGACGAACCAGTGAGGTTGTTGCTTCAACTTATTATTTTGTAAGAGTTTATTCAGATGAATACAATTATACTAATAATCCAAGTTTTTTCAATCAAAATAATGTGTTGAAATATGAAAGTATGATTATGGATCCAAAAGTCTATATCACAAGTATTGGTTTGTATGATGATGCAAACAATTTAGTTGCTGTTGCTAAGTTAAGTAAACCAATACAAAAATCGTTTGACCGAGAAGTAGTTATTAAAGTAAAACTTGATTATTAAGGAAAATACGCATGGATGTTCTATTAAATGACACCCTTAGATCTCTTCTAAACAATGCTATAAATGGTATACGGAATAATGATCTAAATTCAATTATTGCAGCAATAGATTATCTGGATACTTTAATTGCAAATGCAAATTTTGCTATGGGTAATCCGTATTTATCCCAAAATGATTCAATGGCGGTGACTAACACTAGATTGAGAGAAATTTATCTTCAATATCGTTTGTTGTTGGATGTATACCGAGTCTATCTTCAACAGACAGGAGGAAATGTAGTATACACTACTTGGTTAGCAACAAGGAACAGTTCTTCTCCGTTTAACAATGAAACACCTGCAAATTATGTAAATAGACAACAACCTATTTGGTATGTTGCAATGGACACAAATGGAGACGGAGTTCTTGATGAAGTTGTACCAGAAATTGATGGATCAAATAGAACTAAAAATTGGGCAGATTCTACTACAATGAGCGCCGGTTTATACAGAATGTTGAGAGACACCGTAGAACCAAGTGGCGGAGGATTGTCTGGAAGAACTGTTAGAAAGAAAAAAGGAAAACTTGGGGGATCTAAAGTTGGTGAAAAAATTAGTGAAATGGGAAGTATTGACTTTGTTGATGGAACATATTTTGATCCAATTGGCGTAGATGCTCCTGGATCGGATTTTGTAAGTGGTGGTGGTATTGTATATGAAGGTGAGGGTATGCGTGATCCAAGAACTGGTGAACTTATACCAACCGGAGGCACAAATTTTGGAGGCGGAAGACCAACCGAAGATTTAATACGTAGACAAAGATTGGCAGAAGAATATCGTAGAACTCGTGGACAAGTATTGACAACAGGTGGTGTTGGACAATTAAATTTATCGGGTGCTCAAATTGGAACCACAAGTGCAAGACTCGGTGTTGGTGGCAATATACCAATCGTTCCTTTGGGTTTTAATTTTGGAACACCATTATCCAATGCCATAAATGTTTCTCCTATGATGGCTCCGATGGGTGCAGCCGGTGCAGCTGGTGCACCACTTTACTCAACATCGGCAACACCATCATTATTTTCATCCGCTCCCGGACTAATGCAATCTACTTTGGGTTTAACTGCCGGTGTACCACCAGCTTTGACTGCTGCTAATACGCCAGGTTCTGCCGCGGCTCTTGTAAATTTGGGATCATGTGTTCCACTTTATAGTTTCAAAATAAGACAAAAAAATTCTAGTAATAATCCAAGAAGGTTTTATGGATTTAATATAAAACCTACACCATTACTTGACATATCAATGGTTTCTGCCTGTCCTGGTGGAACTGCAACAACATTATTTACTGTAACAATTGATCCAAACATTTATTACAATTTTGCTGAAAACTCTCGTGGTGATATTCAAATAGTAAACGGGCAAAATTCTACTCAAAATTCTGTTGGTAAGATAAAATACAATTACTATTATGATTTCGTAAGTATTTTACAAAAAATATATGAAAAAGTAACTGAAATAGAAGTTCTTCCCGGTGAAATAGTTTATGATAATATAACGGAACAATTATTAAATGGCATTCTTCCATTTGTATCTGGAAATACTGGTATTTTATCAAACTTTCCAAGATTACCAAAAGAAGAAACCTTTTTCAAATCTGGACCTATATTAACTGGTTTTGCAACAACATTGCCAAAAATAGTTCAAGATTACGATTATGCTGGTATAAATTGGTATCAGGATACAGCTGAACGTTTTGCGTCTGGAATGAACATAGTAGAAAACTTTTTCTATATGGCAAGAACTGAATATGGTGCAATATCATATCAAGATGTTGTAACCAACACAACATTAGCTGGAAGATACCCAACAAATGATAGACTTAATAATACTATAACATCATTGATTGATTCAAAAATTACCGGAGAGGTAGAAAATCTTTCAACAGGAACGGGAACAGGAACCGGCACAGGAACTGGAACAATAGATAATGGATTTGGTGTAATAGATCAAAATGGTGACACACTCATAACATCTGATAAATTCAGAGGACAATATGATGATAGGTTTTATGGTAGATTAACTTGGAATTTTAACATTGCATCGTCAGTAGATTGTACATCTCCTTATTATAGATCCAGTGCATCTGTTCAAGGGCAGATGTGGAATATAGTATTAGATGATCAATTTGGTACATCTGATTATGAATATCCATCTGCTTTAACAAGTCAAAATTTATTGAACTTGAATAGTATAAATCCAACAACAGGTGAAGTAACTGGACCAATAGTAGATATTTTAAGATCAAATATAGATGTTAAAACTTTACAAACAAATTATGGTCTTATTCCGTCATTGTCAGTTCGAGGAACTACTTTTGAAACAATCCCTAACAATCCATGTTTAGAGGGTATTCCTTCTACATATAATTGGGGTGTAAAACGAATTAAAAAAGTTCCATTCAAAATTTTCTGTCAGCAACCTGGATTAGGTAGGGTAGAAATAAATTATAGAACAAAGGGTAGTGATATTTGGAATTGGGTTGTTTCAGAATTGAAAAAATCTTCTGGATTTGGAGCAAGACAAAATCCAAATGGAGAATTGCTTACAACAAAAGATGGATATTTCTATTCAGAGGCAACCGAAACTGTGCTAATTACCGGTAGATTTCCGGGTGAACCTGGCACATCATGGAAACAATATGATTCGATTCAGTTAAATAGATCTAATCAAAATTGTCTTCCTGTGGAAACTGTTGAATCATCATGGAGAGTTGATTTAGATAATCCTTGTGGTTGTGATGAAGTTGAGGTATTAACCCATTATCTAACTTATCCAGAAATATCATTCAAAAATCCTTTGGATGATAACCCAACTGTTTATGCATCACAGAAAATTTTGAACCCAAGATTTTTAGCTCCTGAACCAGGATCAAAGGCCGCTTCATACGGTTTAACGGTAGGTCAGAGTTTAACAGATAATAGACGCCAAAAACCAGATTGTTTTGAAGGAACTGGAATTGGAAGATTACATCATCCTTTCTTATACGGAACTGACATACTTCCTGGTATGCGTAAAAAATCTATAAAGGGTTTGTTTAATTTATCACAATCACTTGACTGTTATCATACATCTTCTACAAAAACTGTTACACAAAAAGAATACTACTATGAAGTAACTGATTGTGACGATTGTGGTAGAACTGCTTACTTTGCAGTTGCATACGGTAATTACAAAGGTTCTGGTTCAATATCAAGTGGTTATGAAAAAGATGATAGTCCAAGTAAAGCTATTTACTCACAATACAGACTATTGACACTTGATCCACATGAGAAGAATTTTACATTCTACGATGGTGGAGAATTAAAAACTCCTGACGATATTTATGTGATAAACTATTATCGAAATGGTTTAAGTGACAAACTTGATATTGGAAATTTTGAAATAAACATTGCAGAATTGAGTGGTAGTGGTATAGAAAATAATGTTCATACTGGCAGTAATGTTAAAGTATCTGGATCAAATCCAAATATATTATCATTGATTGATAACTCTGCAATTTTTGAAAATGAAGATACTTGTGCAAATGATGATCCAAATTATTATTATGACATTGTTAGTGGTTCACTTTCTAATGGAATACATTCCAGTGGAGAAGGAACTATACAAACAAACGAAGATTTAACAACTTACGGTAAAGTATATCCAAATTTGGGCGTTATAGTTTTAGATGGACATAAATTGAATGTTTCTGCATCATTCAATAGTGTTAGTGGAAGTGGTATCAATGGTGATAATTCATTCAAACTATTTACAGCAATAAGTGGTGCCGCAGCTGTTGGAAAACCAATGCGTGCTAGAAATGTAAAATTCAAAACAACAAATCATTATTTTGTTAGAATACCATCAGGTGAGGCAAACTACAGCACCAATCCAACTTATGTTTATGATTCAGGTGAAAATAAAGGAAAAATAAAAAATGCGTGCTTTATTGATAACCCAATGACTTACATAACAACCGTTGGTTTGTATAATAGTAAACGAGATTTGATTGCAGTTGCTAAATTGAGCAGACCAATAAAGAAAACAAAAGAAAATGATGTTTTAATAAAAATAAGATTGAATTGGTAATATGATAACTGAGTCCGAAATAATAACAACTTTATCTGGATCATTTTTAGGAGACTACCCATCCGTTTTACCAGATATGGATGCTAGAACTATTGCTTTGAATCTTTTTAGAAAAATTTTTAATATAGATATAAACGGATCAGTAGATTCAATTTTATTCTATGAGGCAATAAATACAAATCCAAATGCATTATCTTCTATACATTTGACAAGATTGGATAAGGCAATTTCAAATTTGGAAGATTTAGTAGATACATTACCGCGAACCGTTCAAAAATTACCTTTCATAATAGATGCTGAAAATTTAGAAAAATCTCCTATCGGTGTTACTATTACTGATGAAGTAAGGGCAGCTCTTATTCAAGAAAGAAATAGATTGGGTGAGATATTTAGAACTTTGGCAAACGTTCCAACTGTTTTATCAACAACTTTAATAAATTGATATGAATGTATTAAGCTTTCAAATAAACAAGTATCTTCTTGAAATGATACGTTCATATGTTAAGTTTCAAGTTGATAATGGTTTTCCACCAAAAGATTCATATAGAGCGGTGATAAACAACGATGTTGTTACATTTTTATTAGAATCACCTCAATCTGCACCTGCTCCTCCAGAAGTTCCTTTGTTTACTCTAAAATCAAGAGTATTCAAAAAATTTAGATCACCAAGAGATTATTCAATAGTTCAACAAAAATATAGAAAATATGGTTTATTCAAATTTAGAGGAGAAAGAGTAAATACATTTTACACATCTTCTACATTTGGTGATTCAAGATATTTTTTAAGGATGATGTCTTCTCCTGAAAATGAACAGAATTGTGAGACTCTTTGTGATATAACATACGGTCATATAAATGGATCTGGATCTGGTTATTATGCCGATGAATTTACAAAAGTTTATCCATCAAAAATAATTTTCAAAAATTATTTGATGGAGTATTTTCATACAACAGAGGGAAAAATTCCATTTAAGAATGGAAAAAATGGTGATTATTTTTATGCTATAAATTTCAATAGAAATCTTTTTCCAGAGATGATAGATCCTGGAAATATACAAATAACTCTTGCACCACTTTCATCTAGTGTGAATCAGTTATACAATACTGGAAGTAATTTTTATCCTCATCCAACATCGGATAAAATATACACATTGATTGATGATTCAGAAGATTTGGCAGATGCAAATACGTTAAGAAAGGAATTACGAGAGTATTATTATTTGATGTCTGGATCATTAAATGATGGTATTTATGGTAATAAAGAAGATGATGCTTGGGGTATATTTTTTCCGAGAAAGGGCATAATTGTATTAGATGGTGTAGTTTTAGATCAATCTTGTTCA